GAAATACTACCACTACGAGTACGAGCCTAAGTTCGATGACGAGTTCTACTTCTCTTTGAAGTTTGGTGTAAATTCAATTCCTGTGTATGTCCTCCATAAGAAACGCTAAGAACGAAGTTGTCTCTGGAAGGGGTGCGGGGTTGACTCCTTTGCAGGAGCAGTTCATTGAGAGGGTGCGTGAAGAGGGGTTCGAGCATCAGGGTAGTATCGCGAAGGAGCTCAACTATACGAGCTACTACAGGGACAGGAACAACTATGGTACTGCTTTTTATTTGGCCTTGCGTAGCGCCATAAACAAAACCGAGGAGAAGGTAGAGGCCACCAAGGGTATGAACCTAGAGCTCCTTGTCAAGATACGCGATGAGGCTATGAGCACCGGTGATGTCAAGATGGCGATGGAGGCTATGAAAATGATTAACGATATGCAGGGCTTCAAGGCCCCGGTGAAGGTGCAGCAGACTAAGATTGATGTGAAGGCAACAATAGACCTCACTCAATCGAACCAAGACCTTAGTGGGTACATCGACATAGGCTACGAGGATGAAGATTAATCTTTACAACCCCTCGGCTCCCCAGAGGGACTTCCTTGACCTAATCCATAAGGACAAGCCGTTTATTTCTCTTGTTGTTGCTGGAAGGCAAACAGGCAAGACTTTTATGATGATGAACGATGCTGTTATGCGTGGGCTGAATAATCCTCGACAGCGTATGTTTTGGGTAAGCCCTATTCAGGACCAAGCAAACAAGGTGATGAAGGACATCGAGGCTGCTTTTATAAACCACCAAGATTTGTTTATGCAGATTGTAAAGCGGTTCGACAGGAAGAACAATGAGATGTTTTTCCACAACGGCAGCTTTATCAAGTTTCGCTCTGCTGACTCGGGGGACAACCTTCGTGGTGCAACTCTTGACTTCATCTACATCGATGAGGCCGCGTTCATAAGCGAGGACTTCATAAACGAGGTTCTACTGCCTATGGTGACACGAACAAGTGGTAGGGTTGTTATGTGCTCGACCTTCAATGGCAAAAACTGGTATTGGGACAAATATGTTCAGGGAATGGAGAAATCCAACTGGGAGCAGATAAAGTCCATCAAGAGGACATACCTAGACCTAAACGATGAGGGTGTCGACAAGACTGTGTTGGGCATCAAGCAGAGTATGACAAAGGCTCAGTTCGACCAAGAGTTTCTGTGCAAGCCCGTGAGTGGGGACGCTCTATTCCATAACATCGAGGATGCGGTACGGCAGGCTGCGCCAAACACAACCGAACGAGTATATATGGGGATGGACATAGGTGTTGCCTATGACTACACGGTCCTCACTGCTCTAAATCAAGATTATGACATTATTGACATTGATAGGTTCCAGTATCGCGAACTTGCTATGGATGCTAGTGCGTTCAAGAATCGCATCAAGGACTTCTATCTGAAGCACGATGAGCATCTAATGGCTTGCTACTTTGAGGTCAACAACAACGACCTGCTGTTTGATGAGATTACCGATGATGAGAGGATGTACAAGATGCTGCCGTTTCACACCACAGGACAGACAAAGCCGGAGATTATAAAAAATCTTATAAAGCTGTTTGAGGACAAGAAGATTACCATCCCAGATAACCTTGACCTGATAAAGGAGCTTTACGACTTCAAGAGCAAAAGGAACCCAATCACTGGGAATATGCAGTTCTCTAACTCTATGGGCAAGCACGATGATATGGTAATGTCTTTGGCTATAGGTGCGTGGTGTGCGTACAAAGAGCAGGATGGTGGAGTAACAATGTTCTTATGAAATTCGGACTAAAGCTTAAAATGATGGATGCTGTCCGGGAGGACAGACTCGACAAATTTCTTAGCGATATACCCATCTTGGAAAGGCTGGATGTTATGAACGCTGCTGACGCTGTCGAGGAGGGCAGTTTTAGGGCCATAGACGCATCTTCTATAGCCTCCCGGTATAATGTGTACACTGACGTATTAAATATGTCTCTAACGCAATTTATTTTATTGGAGTACGCAATCAAAGCTGACTTCAACGAATCCCTAATTGCCAAGACGGTCATAAGGCCCAAAGATGAGCCTGAGTTCGACAACACGGACCAAGAGAAAGAGGAGGCACTTATTTCTTCGATATACGAGGAAGACGCTATTGCGGTGTCATACATAATAAAAAGTATGATGAACAGCCGAGAGTATGTTCTGTTTACCAAGTTCGAGGGGGTGATATACAACAGGTACGAGCTGGAGGAGGGTGAAGAAGAGGAAGAGCCAGAAGAGCCAGACACCTTTACTGAAAGGTGGTTTTGGTATTCCATTGTTAGAGCACTAGCGAACGAAGACCTACAGAAGTTTCAGTACGTTTACGATATGCGTATGTCGGATGTTTTAGTTGAGCTTGCCTATCGAGTGCAGCTTTCAAAACGCATTGAAGCAGAGCGCAGGGCTGAAGAGGCCCGTAGGCGTTAATTTGTAAATTATCAAAAGGCTTAATGACTACTTTGCATAACTTTATCAAGAATCTTCGTGGTTTCTCAGAGGGACATCAGATGATTCGAGTTTTTAAGGTAATCGGGTCTATCGAAGAGGTCGACACTATGAACGTGGATGCCCGGTCTCTTTTTATCTCAGTAGAGTCCACAAACATTTCTCATCGCAACAACACCTCGAAGGTGACGTTTGCTTTGTTCGTGGTGGACAAGAGCTTTTCCGATGATGAAGATGCACTCGTTCTTTCTATGCAGGAGAACATATTTGTTATTGGTCAGGTGCAGGATTTTATCCTTAGCATCGATAATGACGTAGAATTCGGTGAGGTTACCATCGCACAAGCTCCAAACACTGAATACAACCTTACTGCCGCGGTCTGCACATTTGAAGTGGACTTCGATAAAAATATTTCTTGCGGAGAAGACTCTCTGAACTCTACCTATGTAGCTGAGTAATGAGCGCAGCTAGACAGGGAGGCCAGCTTAGGGCTATTATGGTAAGAAAGATTCGGCAAGCTGAAATCAGCGAAGCTATGGTTGACATTCTTGCTGGAAATAATCAATACTATACTGGTAAGCTATCTCAGGCAATACTAAACCGAGACCTGTCTAAAAATCTAAGGCTTTCATATTCTATCAATAAAGATATGAATGTAATTGAAAATGTTGTCGTTACGTTTGTAAACAGACTTTCTGGTCCAAAGTACGCAGAACTAGTAGAAGAAACGCTTGGCGAAAACTCAAGTCAGGAAATAAGTGTAAGTAAAAGGGCTATCGAAAGTTGGATATTTGCAAAGGTAAAAAACGGAACTTGGAAGAACGCTTACGGCACAAACTACAAGAAGGTTAGGAAGTCTAGGCTTGGCGCAACAAAGACATACTTTTACCCACTCTCGGAGAAAAAGGCAAGAGCGAGTTTGGCATTTGTAATAGCCCGCTCCATCAACGAAAACCAAATACTAAAGAACAGAAGTCCGTTCTTGGTAAACCCTAGGATTAACCTCCGCGCTGAGTTTGCAATTTTATCAGGGCTTGAAGAGTTTAACGAATTGTGGCTGCAAGACTTGGGGTTTGAATCAATCAAAAAAGTAATTAGTATATTAGGATAATATGGCAAACGGACCTCTCTCAGATAAAACATTAAATGACCAAATAACAAAGGTTCAAGACCTTAGTAAGTCTTTATCATCGCTTACGGCTGCGTTTGTCGCTTTGAAAAAAGAGGGCGCGGACTATGTCACAATACAGAAGGAACTCGGCAAAAGAATTGAATCTGCTACTAACAAATTCATAGACCTTGCGAAGCAATCTGACCAATATGCTCAAAGGACCATAAATGCAAACGGAGCAACAAAAAAGGCAGTAGAGGCCGCAAAGTCTTTGCAGGAATCGCTAGGTACGTTGCAATCAAAATATAATGTACTTACAAATAAAGAGCTAAGTCAATATAGAGAAGCTCAGAAACAAACTACAGATTTAGCAAATAAAAGCATTCTGACCGAAGATGCTCTTGTTAAAAAAAGAACAAAAGCAGCACAAACAGCCCTTAGTGAAACTCTTCTTCGAATCAAGTCTGAGGCTGCGGCAGAAAAAAAACTTTACAACGAGAGAACTGCTCAGATTAACGAGCTTCTTCGGTTACAAAAGAATAGACTCAGTCAAATATCTCAAGAAGAGGCAAAGGCCAAGAATGACAGAAAAGAAAGAGTTTCTGCTGTAAAAAAAGAGTTTAGTGATATTCTAAGTCAGCAAAGAGCAGAGGTAAAACTAGCTAACGAAAAATCAGCAGCAAACAAAAAAGCAGCAGCGGCAGCGGAAAAGGCGGCAGAAAAGCAAAAGTTCTTTGGTAAGGCTTTTACAGACTCGTTTAGCCCACAGGCAATCGGCAAGGCAATCGCCAGCATTGTAAAATTTATTGGTATATATGAAGTGCTTGGAAGAACCGTTGGGTTTGTTTCCGACTTCTTTAAGGATTCGATTAGGCAGTTTATTGCTTTCGATGCAAACATATCAAAGGTTTCTGCTGTAACTGGCTCAAGCGGAAAAGAATTAGAAACGCTAACAAAAGAAATACGCTCTGTAGCGGTAGAAACAAGGTTCACGGCTTCAGAAGTTGCTGAGTTGGCGGTTGAGCTTGGCAAGCTTGGACTTTCCTCTAGGGAAATCGCGGGACTTATTAATCCAATTGCAATTGCAGCGCAGGCAACTGGTGAAAGCCTAACTTCCGTAGGTTCTGCCCTTGTCAAGGTTAGTAATCAGTTTCAACTGTCGGGAGCTGAGTCAGCTACTTCATCAGCAATCTTAACGCAGGCTGTAAACAAATCGGCACTTACTCTTGAGGATTTCGGGGTTGCACTCGGATATGTTGGTCCACTTGCCGCACAAACCGGGCTTGATTTTGGTAAGACAGCCTCAATTCTTGGCGTTTTGTCAGACAACGGATTTAGTGCTTCGCGGGCCGGAACTGGTCTAAGGGGTATATTGATAAAGTTAAAGAAGCCGGGAGAGGATATTACCGAAACACTCAACACACTTGCTGATGCAAATATCAGTGTAGAAAAGGCGACCGAGCTCGTTGGAAGAACTTCCGCAGCTCAACTTATAACGATACTCAATAACATTGATGCGGTAAATGAAAACATTATTGTTCAAGAAGGTTTCGCAGAGCAACTACGAGCTACTGGAGCCCAGATGTCAAGCTTTAGCGGACAAGTTGATATCTTAAAAAGTGCGTACGCTGAACTCCAACTTTCGGTAGGAAATTTTTTAGTTAGAAACGAATTGGTACTTACGCTCATAGGTGCTCTTAGTGCAAAGTCAGAAGAGCTGGCCCGAGGATTTGTTCTTGTTAAAAATGAATCAGAGCGTCTTGGAGACGCGTTCGGCAAACGTCTTGCCACTGGATTAAAAGAAGGAAACACTGAGCTTGAAATTTTAAACAAGTTGCTTAAGGACTCGAATGATGAAAACATTAAGGAGGTTCTTAAAACGCTTAATGAGGCAGACCCAAAGTCGTTAAAGGAATTAAACGAGGAGTTGGATAGAATTCAAAGGGGGCCCGATTGGGCAAACAATGCACTATTTGCTATACAATCTTTTAGTCCTGGATTAGCCCGTGCTGGAAGAGGGATGTTAGCTTTTACTAGAGACACAGATGAAGCCACGAAGGGGGTAAAGGGATTAACAACTCAAATAACATCACTTATTAAAGAGCAGGAAAGTACAGAAAATATCGATATTGGATTAGAGGCCGCCAATAAGCAATACAAAGAACAAGTTGACGCAATTATTGCAATTAAAGACGCAACTAAACAAAGGTCTGAGGCGCAAAAGCTATCTCAAGAAATACAAAGAGTTGCAAATGCTTCTGAAAAACAATCAAATAAGTTGTTGCAGTCTTCAAAAGCTGCTGAATTAGCAAAGGGAAGTGTTTTAGCTGGTCGAACAAAAGGATATAACATTTTAATAACGAAATTAAAAGATTACACAAGTGCATTAAAAGAAAGCGAAAAACCCGGAGGAGTTAAAGACCCTACCGACAAGTTTAAAAGCGAGTTTCAGTTAAGACTTCGTGGTTTTGAAATTGAAAGAAAGGGAGTTGATGACTCTCTAAAAGATTCTGAAAAAGCGTTTAAGTTCAGGATGGACTTA